TTTGAACGTAGGGCGTGTGCCCGAGGCGGGAGAAGCGCCCCAGGCACCAGTGTCGGCGTTTTGAAGATAGACATCTTCAGGCACCGTGAAGGACCAAGTCTCAGTGAGATTGGCATTAGTACTCTCCACGGAATCGCCCATCACCAGGTCGACCAACACAGGGACCAAGTTGACACCTGCAGTGTCCTTTAGATCGCTGGTGGCGACGGCGGGTGAGAAACCGACATTGGTAGAACCAGTATAGTGGTCCTGGTACCAGCGGGCCAATTTGATGAGGAAGGCTCCTGTCTTCGGTAGATTAATAAACTGGTAGGCATTGTTGCCACTCCAAGAAGTGCCAACAGCCGCAGCCAGTTCTCCGATCTTAGACTCCAATGTATTGGTGGCGCCGAACGGGATCTTCCAGACGTCGGGACTGGAAAGCTCATCGATTAGAACCTTCCAGCGCGAGTAGCCCTCATAGGCCAACTGATTCACGCGGTATTGCGGAACAGCCAACTCAATCTCGTACTCCACAAGCAAATCACCAACAAGAATGTTGGAGGAAATGCTGCTGTCGAGATGGTCGACCCAAGCGTACAGCCTACCAGCATCACCCGTCCGGTCGCTTGTTGACGACGCGGCCACGTAACGCTTTCGGCCTATGGTGTCCATAGCGTGGGCAGGAATGTCCAGGATTATATTATCATGAACCTGGCCACGCTCGGCATACTCGGCAGTCATAAGCTGCTGAGTACTCGTGTAAAGGGGATCTTTGATATCGGGATCAAAACCCAAATACACGGCACCACGATAGTTGCTGCCTAACGCTGACATGAACATCAGGCGCAACTTGCGTATCTTGTACTCCTCGAAATTTAAGGCTATCGAGTGTAGCCATGGGAACAACTCAGCGTTACCAGGATTCAGGACCAAATTGGCCTTCGCCTGGCTTGTACCAGAAGGTACGGTGATCTGGGAGATAAACTCCACATTCTTGACCACCACCACTGTGTCGCCCCTTCTGCCTCGGAACGAGAGGTTAGTAGTGTTCGTTCGCGGGACATAGGGTCGGCGCACGGCTAGCGTGCGCACGGGGGTTTTGGGGGCACCGGACCGGTTGGACTTCCGGGCGGCACCAGTGGGCTTCTTTCGTTGAATCTGTTTGCTCATAGAAATGAAGTGGGACGAATCCCTTTCGTGTGGATGATATGCCGGCGACACGAAAGGGTCAGCAGAATAGACTCTCTCTGCCATAGGAGCCAATCCAACTCGCCGGTAGGAATGACTCCGTCCCGTCATCGGGTTCGCCAAACCCGATGACCCACCTCGCCAAACGATCCTCTATCTCAACCTGCTCCAGAGGCGAGAATCCCCAAGCGCACTCAAAAGTCTCCCTAGCGACGGCTGTCACCGGGTGGACCTCCACGGTTAGATCGCGACCCTTAGCTCTATGCTGGATCGACTCTATCTCCCATGGGGGGAGAGCCTCAACGCCGATTGTGTTTCGGATCAAGGCTAGAGCGTACGCTTGGAGTATTGGAACTCCACGGTTTAACGAAAGCTCACAAAGACCACAAGAGCGCACATAGCGCTTCTGTGCCTTCTCACTTATGAACTTGTTCGTGCAGAGCCCGTTACTGAGGATCTTCAGCGGACTCCGGACCATGACTGGCCCAGAGTACACCACCACGAGCCTAGATTGACAAAAATCTATCTCGTGGACCGACCTGGCGACGCCCTCCACCTTGAGTTCGTGTCCGTATCTCAAGAATTCGTCTACCAGGCCGGGCAACTTTCCCTCGTCCTCCTCCTCGACATAAACATGCTCGTCATCGCCATCATTGGCTATGCTCCGCTTTGTCACACCGATGGAGTCGAAAGCGTGCCGTGTGAGAGCGACACAATCGAAGCTGTTACCA